GTTTCCCAGTCACGATCCCATAGGTTTTTTTGTATTCATTGTAAAGAATATAAGACGTGTTGGTTAATAGTTTAGCATTCGCTACTGCCGTCTTTAGTGCTGTAACCAATATTTTAGTTGGGTCAATTATACCAGATTTACTAAAGTCTTCCAACCGATGTGTTTTCACATTATAACCAATATTCTTTTTTAATTTAATTGATTCTGGGTTTACGTTTGCATTTCTTAAAATTTGATAAAAAGGAGCTTGTAAAACTTTTTGTAACCCATTATGTTTTGTTTTTGTGTTAAACATGGTTATACCACCACCTAATACAAAACCTGAATCTATTGCGCTTTTTACTGCGCCTATTGCATCTTCCACCCTATCATATTCTTCATTCAATGCTTCTGGAGTATGTCCACCAGCATATATAACAGCAATAGAACCTTTTAGTCTATGAATTCTTTCATTGTAATCTTTTTCATCCCACCACTCAACTGCGCTATCTCTTAAGCTAGCCAGAGTATTTAAACGTTCTTGTAAATTAGGAGTATTACTATTATACATAGTAAATTTATATGCGTCAATTACTATTCTGTCAACTAAACCACCACGTTGGTCTGTATCTTGTGGATCTACAAAAGCAAAAATGTCTTCCATGTTTTTAATTATACCATTCCCGTATCCAGGAGTTTTAATTAAACATATTGGGACATCGTTGTTTACTTTGTTCATTGACATAGTTCTTAAAAACCCTGTGGAAAATTTAGGAGCAATAATAACAACTGGATAACCCCCACCAACAGATACATTTTCTATTAGCCTTTGTAATTCAGGTGTCATTCTAGCGATTGGGTCACTCTCTATTTGTACCCAAGCGTTTTCATAAATTGCTTGTTCAGTATCTTTATTTGTCATAAACGACGGGTGTGCATAGCCACAATCTCTAAATGTTAAACCCTTAGCAATTTCATAATACGTTTTTGTGCTACTCTCAGACTTTTCCAAATTAACAAGTGTGTCAAACCCTGTCTGATTATATATCTCACTAAACATATCACCCAAACGGTCAGAATTAGAACTAACAGTAGCAATATTTCTAATATCATTTATATTTTTTACTTTAACAGATTGTTGAGCAATTTTTTCTATAATATCTTCAACAGCAGAGTCTAAATCTGAGATAATTGCGTTGATGTCTCCATTTTTAATTTCTTCAAATAACTCTTTAACCAAAACCTGTGTTAATACACAAGTTAGTGTTGTACCATCTCCACACTCATCTACAACTTTATTAGCAGCAGATATTAAAATTTGAGCGCCAATATTTTCTATTGGGTCGGGAAGGACTATAGATTTAGCTACAGACACACCATCTTTAGTGAAACGTAATCTATCTTTCATATCATTGGACGCAATAATAACACTCTTTCCAGAAGCACCCATTGTTGATTTAACAATATCAGCAGCTTTATTTAAACCTGCTAAAATCTTTTCATGATCGATTTCAGTGTGAATCGTTTTCATTAATTCCTAATTGTTTTAGTAATTTTTGTAATTCAGTTTTATTTTTAATTGTTTATATTCCATTTATCAGTCCACCGGTAATGTACTGTTTCTTGTTCTTTTTCCTTGAATAACTCTTCATGTCTTTTTCTTAAAGATTGAAGGGGATCTGGATTTTTAAACATATGCGGGTTTTGTGAAAGAAAAGCATATGGGTTGGTTTTTTTCATACCCGCCTCCATTAACTCTTTTTCATTTTCTTTTAAAGCAATTACAAACCCAAGCATTGACATAGCAGCATCATAATTACCAGTTTCTAAATTAAATTGTTGTATTTGTTGAATAAGAAACCTACATGGTATTCTTTCTATGTTAGTCTTAATACCATCTCCTAATTCAGTTGGTTCTAATAACCATTCTGCAAACTTAGTTAAGAGTTCAACTTTAGATATTTTATTTCCAATTACATATCCGTAACTAGCTATGACTGACTTCTGATATACATTTGCAGTTTGAACTCTCTGAGGTCTTAAGTTTAAAAGATAACCTTTATTTCTATTTAAGAAATAATTTTTACATTCATCGCCTATGCCAGCATTATTTTCAAACCATAATCCTCTGTAAGGATTTCCATAAAACGCTAAGAGTTTCTCTAAGTTCTCATAATATTCTCTTCTCCCACCAGAACATTTGGATATATATGAGGCAACGATAGTATTACCATTGTAACCATACGGTATGTACTTAGGGTTTAATAAAACATAAGTACAACCTAGAGAGTCTCCTTCGTTTATGTTATCACTCTTATAAGGGTCATGCGTAAAGATATACATGTCTTTGGGTATAACACCTTCAAATTCTTGAGGAAACTCATATATCATTATTGGTCCATCCAAAGTATCTCTAGTATATTTATATCTATGTTCATAAAAAGGTTGTTTCTTCTTAGTTATTTCATGTTGTATTTCTCTTGGCATCTTACTATTCCATATAAGTTGTACAGGAGTACCTGTTTTCATATATAACTTATTCTTCAATAATTCTTTCTCTCTAGATTCAGCTTCGTTTACAGGTAATAAATAACCTCTATCTGTTTGCCACATATCTGATGGAACCATTGGGTTGTTCATCTTAAATATAGCAAGTACATGTGGATTATCTGCTTCTGCGGCAACCTTCTCTTTATCTAAATAGTATTTTATTGCTGTATCGAAATCAGTGTTACCATTTTCATCTTTAAATCTACTATCTGTAATATATTTAGGTAAGAAAAACCCTATATCTCCAGATTCTTCCCACTCATCATTAAATGATACTAAGTTAAACTGTTTTGGATGTGTAAATATTTCTTTTGCTGGTTGTACAGTTTCCATGTTACCAGATGTCCCAAGACCTATTTGACAACCAAATTGTTTACCTACTGTAACTGTAGAGTTATTAGAACCCCATGCTTTTATAAGTAACGGCAACAATCCTATTTCCTCATACAGTAATTTATTATATCTACCTCCTGCTGCCGCTTCAGCGCCATCAGTTTTTTGTACTGAATAAACAACATGTGCAATATATGAACCACTACCTTCTGTAATCTTTCTACCGCCATCAATAACTTCATATTCATGTCTCCATAACTTGGATTTATTGTTTGGTAATAAAGTACCTGCCATTTCTTTATATAACGGAGAAGGAGAGTAATGTTCCTCAGTAGGTTTACCCCATGCTCCAAGACTAGTATCTTTTGCTAACATCATCATAGAATCTTGTATCTTTTTACAAAATTCTGATGACTTATTTTGTTGACCAGCACCTACACAAACTTCTGCTTTTGGCGGATTTAATATATTTTCTTCAGTATAATATTTTACTCCATTAAAACATATTTCATATTTAGCACAAGCTAATGACCAGAAATACGAGTTATGTGTTACAATATAATCTTTTGTAATATAGGTTCTATCATCATTATCAACTTCTATACAGGCACCTTCTCTATTGCCAATCGGCTTTATATCTATAATGTAACTTTTTTCATATTTAGATTTACCAGCTTTAGATTTTGTACCTATTCTATTTTGTTTCCTTTCTAAGTTAAATACTTTTAAATCTGTATATAAAGATGTTCGATAACAATCTTTATGAGTAGTCTTTTTTATGGTAGTTCTACAACCAATACCTAAAGAGCGAATGAGATGTTCAGTGTTTTTAGACAACTCTTTAGAACACGTATAAAACTCAATATGTGTTTTATCAGCAAAACCATCTGTATCCATTAACCCTCTTAACAACTCCAAACGTTGTTCTTTAGAAGAGTATAAATACATCTCTGGTATAAACTTATCTTCTGATTTTAGACCATATAAGCCTAAACTTTCTAGTAAACGAATAAACCTGTTGCCTTGGCGACCTTTATCTGTTATATAAAGATTATTAGCTTTGGAATCCTTTTTATCATCTATTCTGTAGGTAAAACCATTTTCTTTAGTCCAATTAATAACATAGTCAATAACTTCTTTATCTTCAGAGGTTAAAGATGGCATTTGAGTAAAACCACCATCACCAAGAAGTAAACCTAACAAATAAGGGTCTAAAGGTAACTCTTTTTTAGATTGTTCTAAACACTTAGGGTTTGGTATTGCAAATTTAAATTCTTTAATCTTCTTTATCTCATTATATTTTATCTTATGTTTAGAGTCAACTCTTTCATTAAAATAAGACCCGTATAAATTTTTGGTTGTTTTAACAACATATTTTTTAGCGTTTTTGCTCCAAACCTTCCACATGTGGTTTTCACATGCTTCAATTTCCCTACCGTCTCGTAATGTAATATTATAATAGGGATAAGTTTCAATTGTAGATTTATTAATAACTGTACATAACTTTCCATCTGAACCATATACTTTATCTCCAACTACAACATCATTAATTGTTTTCCAACCATTTATAATCCTAACCGACTCATCCAACTGTAGTTGCTTCCCACCACCACGAGCCCCTAATTCTAGTAAATTTTTACAATCATTATGATACAAAGGTACTCCTAAAGGTTTCTCATGCAACTTCCTTATATTCTCTCTAGGTTCTAAATATGTCTTTAATCGACCATCTTTATTATGTAAATCTAAATATCTTTTTTTACTGTTCTTAACTGTATCGGGATGATATACAGCAATATCGGAAGTATATACATCGTCATCACTCCAACCACTAAAACCTTCAGCCTCCAACAACATATAACTTCTTTCCCACTCAATATCTCTAATCTTAGGTTTTATCTTCTTTCTAGTATTCTGCTCATCGTCCACATCTAATATAGTGCAGAAATTGCCATAAAAAAATAACCTTCCTGGCATGTATCTATACATACCAAATTCTCTTCCCCACAACCCTTCAACACAGTATTTGGTTAACTTGCTCCAGTAAGGAGTGTGCCTTGGGTCATCAGGATGAAACTCCTTTACCTTTGGTATTAGAAACTGTTTAAGGTTTTCAATCCTTATGTAATCCGTTTTATATTTCATTATTCAAAATCAGCTATATTATCGTCATCCATGTGAGTAAACAATTCTCCTCTCTCTGCTTTACTTTTCTTTCTTCCACCTCTAATTCTAGCTTCACTTTTTTGTTTAATAAATCTTTTTTCTAACTGCTCGTAATTATCCATTATTTTAGGAGTCTTACTTCTTATATCCACCAACTTCTTAATATCATCTAAAGATATAGCATTATAATCAATGTTTGTTATATAATGAACCAAAGTTTGCATACTTTCAATTTCTTGTTTTAAGGCTCTCTCAACGGCGGTCATACAATATAATGGGTATTTCCTCAAACATTCTTGAATAGTCTCGTCATACTCCTTAAAACCATCATAGTACGTCTCCTTTAGCATCACCAAAACAGATCGTGACTGGGAAAC